ACCTGTACCACCACTGACCCAGCAGACGATGCAACGATCGGTACAGGGACTTTTGCATAAGGACTTTTAGTCATGGCACGTTCTACTTTTGCAGGCCCAATTCTTTCGGGCGACTCGCGTTTTGGCCCCATTCGCAACGTCGGCTACACCGACCTCGTTCAAGACTGCTCCATTGTTTTGACAAACCTTACCGCAGCCACTGCGGGTTACTCTGGCGGTTCTGGCCAGTTTGTCAACGGCAACTTGATCCCCAACGTCAACGGCACTGTCTACACACGCAGCGCTACTGCTTACCCTCCTACCGCAGCAGTTATCACGGCTGATGCAGGTACAGGCGGTTCTGGTACTTTGTATCGCGGCATCGTGTTTTACATGCCCACCAGCGCCAACATCAACGATTTCTTGATCGACACCAACGTGGTGATTACCGCTACTGGCGGTACATTGGGCACTGTGACTGCAAGCATCGGCAACGCATTCAACGACACCACCTACGGCAGCATCACCACCGTGAACGCTGCAACCGGTCGCAACACCATCACTCAAAACGGCGCTCAGTTGTTGGCTACAAACGCCACAACTTTTGACTTCACCAACCCTACCGGTGTGGTTGAACCTGCTGGTTTCTCGCAAGTCGTTGTGACCTTCACTATCCCCTACACTGGCGGTTCAGGTACCGTATTGCCAACCATTACTGCCGGCACTCTAACTGCCGCAGTGCGCTACACCCAAGCTGACTACAACATCGGCACCACTACCGCGTACCCATACGGTAACTTCGACTAATTGAGCGGGGGCTTCGGCCCCCTTCTTTGGCTTTAGGAGATACCTATGACAATGCAATATGACGTAAAGGGTTCGCATTCCAGCGGCTCTGGCCTAATGGTTTCTGGCCGCGTTCGTCTGAAAAACTTGATCTATTGTGGAAACGGTACAGCCGGTTCTATCGATGTCTTTGACACAACGAGCGCCCCTGTGACTGCGACCTATGGTCGTAGCGGCACCACAGTCACCGTGGCCAAAACAGGCCATGGCTTGACTACAGGTCAAAACGCGGGCATCACTTACTCGCCAGCTTCGAGTGTTGCTGCGGTTGCCGGCAACTACGCCATCACTGTTGTAGATGCAAACACATTCACAATCAACGATCTGAATTCAGGAACGATTGCAACTGGCACGGCCTGCATTTACACGACAGACAAGTGGTTGACCAGCTACAACACCGGCACGGCGCTTCAGCCTTTCCAAACCATTTTCTCTGGCGAAGGCATTTTGGCGTTCAACGGCGTCTATGTTGTTGTGACCAACATCACTTTCCAGACAATTCAGTATGGCTGATACCAAGCAAGTTGAGCTAGCGGGGCGCAAGGTTTTTATTGCGATCCCCACGTATGACGGGAAGCTGAACATCCGAACAGCTTTCAGTCTGGCTTCGCTCATGCCTCTTGCGCACAAACACGGGGTCAGCATCGATTTGAGCTACATGGCCGGCTGCTCCATCATCCCGATGGCACGCAACTCTTTGGTCAACGAATTCATGAAGTCCGACTGCACCGAGATGCTGTTCCTTGACTCCGATGTGGTAGTCATGCCCGACGACGTGATGCGCTTGCTGGCGCAGAGTAGCGACAAAGACGTTGCTGCCGGCCTGTACCCACGCCGCGCCTCGGACAAATTTTTCTTCCTTGACATCCCCCGCGACGACAACGGCGACATGATCTTTGACGGATCCATGCTCAAGGTCAACCGTGTGGGCACAGGGTTCATGCTCATCAAGCGCTACGTGATCGAGAAGCTCATTGCTGACCATCCCGAGTGGGAGTACGAGACCCGCGAGAATGAAACTGCATTTGCGGTGTTTGACTTTGCCTTGCGCGACAAGAAGTACACCGGCGAGGACTACCTGTTCTGCGATCGCGCACGCGAGGCAGGATTTGAGTGCTGGGTGGATGCTGAGATTAGCCTGCCCCACATCGGCCAAGAAGAGTTCAAACGCGACTTTGTTGAAGACGTTATCAAGCCTATGCTTGAAGAACAACGTCAGGCAAAATTGAAGGCGGCATAACATGGCAAAGACACTAGCATGGCAACGCAAAGAAGGCAAGAATCCCAATGGCGGCTTGAACGCCAAAGGGCGGGCGTCCGCAAAGAAGGCGGGGATGAACTTAAAAGCACCTCAGCCCGAAGGCGGCAAACGCAAGGATTCTTTCTGTGCGCGGATGGAAGGGATGAAGAAGAAATTGACTTCGACCAAGACCGCCAGAGACCCAGACAGCCGGATTAACAAAAGCCTTCGGGCGTGGAAGTGCTGACATGGAAATTCCCATCTGGAACATTTTGCTGACCACCTTCATTGGTTTGCTGGCGTGGAACTTGAAAGAAAAGTCCACCGAACTCAACCGTGTGACGATTCTTTTGAACCGCACGCGAGAAGAAATTGCACGCGACAACGTGACGCAGGCCGAAATGGACAAATTTCTTTTGCACATGGACTCACGTTTCGATAAACTCAACGACAAGCTGGATGCTTACATGAGGGAGCAAAGAAGTGCCCTCAACTAGCAAAAAGCAACACAATTTCATGGAGGCCGTGGCGCACAACGCCGCGTTCGCCAAGAAAGCCGGAGTCCCTCAGTCTGTGGGACAAGATTTCAGCAAGGCCGACAAAGGCCGCAAATTTTCTACAGGAGGCCTCATGGCTAAAGGAAGTACAACAGGTACCACTGGTACTAGCGAAAAAAAGGGTTTGACAACCGAAAAAATGGCCAAGGTGCGCACTGCTGCTCCTAGCCGTGATGGTTTGGCCGAGCGCGGTAAGACCAAAGGTCGCGTCATCAAAATGGCTGGCAACGATATCGGCACTGGCCCCGCGATGAAACGCGGCGGTATGGCCAAAAAAATGAAATAAGGAGTTTCAAATGAAAAACGATTTTCCTTACATGAACGAAGACAAGTTTCCTGCGCACGAAATGCACCACAAGGCCGTGGAAAAACACTCTGCCGGCGGTCACATGCACCACAGCGAAATGTTCAAAAAGCACGGCGCTGGCCATCAGTACGAACAGGAAAAAGTCAAAGCCATGTGCGGTGGCGGGATGACTCGCAAATGATGCCCAGTCGCGGTATGGGGGCGGTTGCCTCCTCAAAGATGCCAAGCGGTACGCGCAAAGCACGCCGCGACGACACCGACTTCACCGAGTACAAAAAGGGCGGCAAAGTCGGTCTTTATGCGAACATCAACGCCAAGCGCAAGCGTGGTGAGAAAATGCGCAAACCCGGTGCTAAGGGTGCTCCAACGGAGCAGGCATTCATTGATTCCGCAAAAACTGCGAAGAAATAATCATGGCAACAGTAACTTCCGGCTCAACATCGTTCAATCTGCAACTCACCGACTTGGTTGAGGAGGCGTTTGAACGCGCCGGAAGCGAATTGCGCACTGGCTACGACCTGCGCACAGCCCGTCGTTCCCTAAACTTACTGTTTGCTGACTGGGCAAACCGTGGCGTCAACATGTGGACGATTGACCAAGGCGAAATTACCTTGGTTCCGGGTCAAAATACCTACGCGCTGCCCAATGACACCGTAGATTTGCTAGAACATGTTATCCGCACGGGGGCAAATGTGGCTTCCACACAAGCGGATTTGACAATCACGCGCATCAGCGTGTCAACCTACGCGACTTTGCCCAACAAATTGCAGCAAGCGCGTCCAATTCAGGTGTGGGTACAGCGTTTGGATGGCCAAACATCGTCTTCCAGCACCACTTTGACGGCGGCAATCAGCGCCACGGCCACCACAATCCCCGTTGGCTCCACTGTGGGAATGCCCTACGCAGGTTTTGTGCAAATTGATAACGAAACCATCAATTACGGCTACACCGACGGCACAAATCTGTACAACTGTTTCCGTGGGCAAAACAACACAACCGCCGCTGCGCACAATAGTGGCGCTGCCGTGTCAATACAGTACTTGCCTGCCGTCACAGTGTGGCCAACCCCAGACAATTCGCAGCAATACCAGTTTGTGTACTGGCGGCTGCGCCGCACGCAGGATGCCGGCAACGGTGTCAACGTGATGGACGTGCCATTTCGCTTTATTCCTTGCATGGCCGCAGGGCTGGCCTACTACATTGCGCTCAAAGTGCCCGGCGGTATGGAGCGATTGGGTGTTTTGAAGCAGCAGTACGACGAAGCGTGGATGACGGCAGCAGACGAAGATCAAGAACGCGCCGCGTTGCGTCTCGTGCCTAGACAAATGTTCATCGGGGGCACCTGATGGGTAATCGGTTTGCATCCGGCAAGAATTCGATTGCGGAGTGCGATCGCTGTGGTTTTCGCTTCAAGCTGACCGGTCTCAAACGCGAGGTCGTCAAGGGCAGAAACTACGAGTTGTTGGTGTGCGGCCCATGTTGGGATCCTGACCATCCGCAGTTACACTTGGGCGAGTTCCCAGTGGATGATCCACAAGGCGTGCGCAACCCGCGCCCAGACCGTAGTTACTACGTTTCTGGCAACGATGGTTTGCAGATAAAAGTGAATGGCGGCGTGACTCAAGCAGGGTACGGCGTCAACGAAGGCGGCAGTCGGGTTTTTCAATGGGGTTGGAACCCAGTGGGAGGCTCCGAGTATTTTGATGCTGCGCTAACGCCAAATAACTTGGCATTGAGCGTGAGTATTGGTACAGTTACAGTTCAAACGACGTAAGGAGTCGATCATGGCAAAAATGGAAACCGAAAAATCTGACATGGCTCAGGACAAGAAGCTCATCAAAAAAGCTTTTGGTATGCACGACAAACAGTTGCACGAGAACAAAAAGACCAACTTGACCAAGTTGAAAAAAGGCGGTCCTACCGGCAAAGACATGCGTGCAATGGGTCGCAACATGGCTCGCGCTAAAAACCAACGCGGAGGCTAATATGGCCAAGTACAGCATGAAAAAAGGCGGCAAAGAGGTGGGTTCCGCTTCTGTGTACGCCAAACCTCACACCATGAGCGGCAAAGCCATGTCCAAAGCCGATTCTGGCGTTGAGTACATGACCGATCCCAATACCATGAAAGCTGATGAATCCACTCCCGGTGGTATGCCTGCACGCCGTGTGAGCCTTGGCAATATCACTGCTGAACCAAAATCCACAGGCATCAAAATCCGTGGCACTGGCGCAGCAACTAAAGGCGTGATGGCCCGAGGCCCAATGGCATGACCTACCAAGAACTCGTTAACGCGATTCAGTCGTATACGGAAAACCAGTTCCCGCCAATGTATTTGGCGGACGGCACACTTGTTTCTACCAATACACAAATTAATCGTTTTATCGAGCAGGCCGAACAGCGCATTTTTAACGTCATCCAGTTCCCTTCGTTGCGCAAAAACGTGACAGGGACAGTGACCAGTACAAGCCCTTATTTGTCTGCGCCCACGGACTTTTTGTCGGTGTATTCACTAGCCGTTATTGACCCTTCGGGTAACTACACTTTTTTATTGAACAAAGACGTCAACTTTATTCGAGAAGCCTACCCTACCGCAACCAGCACGGGAGAACCCGCGTACTACGCTTTGTTTGGCCCCACAATTTCTGGCGGCAGCGTCACTAACAACCTGTCTTTTTTAATGGGGCCTACCCCTGACCAAAGCTACAGCGTTGAATTACATTATTACTACTACCCCGCGTCGATTATTCAGGCCGAAATTGCAGCGCTGGGTTCCGTAACAGGCGGCTCCAACTATGTTAATGGTACGTATTTTGATGTGCCTTTGACTGGCGGCACAGGTTCCGGGGTTACGGCCACCGTAACCGTTTCCGGCGGCGCTGTTACTACCGTAACCGTGACCTCGGCTGGATGCCAGTACACCGCTGGGGACGTGCTTTCCGTTGCCGCTACAAGTATTGGGGGCGCAGGTTCAGGTTTTTCCGTGCCTGTTGCTTCCATCACCAACGCAAGCGGCACTTCTTGGCTTGGCCAAAACTTTGATACTGTGTTGCTTTACGGCTGCTTGGTTGAAGCATACACCTTCATGAAAGGTGAAGTGGACGTTATCAAGATGTATGACGACAAGTACAAAGAAGCGTTGCAGTTGGCCAAACGTTTGGGCGATGGTTTGGAAAGAACCGATGCGTACCGCGTGCCCCAGTACAGACAGGCGGTGACTTGATATGGCGTTCAATGGGAACTGGGCGTGCGACGCCTTCAAAACAGGTTTGATGAACGGGGTGTACAACTTCACCTCGGGCACGTACTACATTGCGTTGTACACCAACGCGGCAACGCTGAACCAAACGACAACTGCGTACACAAACGTGGGCGAAACCACAGGCGGTAGCTACGCAGCAGGTGGCCAACTGTTGACCATTACGCAAACCCCAACAACGGGAACCAGCGGCGACACGGCGTACATTTCATTTGCAAACGCATCTTGGACTGGCCCAATTACTGCTCGCGGGGCTTTGATCTATTTGAACAACGGCACAACCAACCCGGCTGTTTGCGTTTTGGACTTCGGCAGCAACAAGGTATCCAACGCTACATTCACCGTACAATTTCCTGCAGTGACAAACACATCAGCGATCATCCGCATCGCTTAAGGAGCTAACATGGCAAACGAAATTTCAAACTTTGGTGACCACGCTGTTGCCACAATGCAAGCCAAAGCCACCATCCCCGAGGGCATGGGCGTTGAAGGCTGGTATCACGTTGAGTGCCGCGATAAAGACGGTAAGCTAAAGTGGGTTGACGAGTTCCCCAATTTGGTTGTGGCCGTGGGCAAACAACTGATGCTTGACACCTTTCTCAAAGGCAGTTCGTACAGCGTTACAGGCCCTTATCTTGGTTTGATCGGCAACACATTTACAGCAGCTGCGTCTGACACTATGGCATCGCACACATGGACGGAGTTCACCGCTTACACCGTGGTCGGCTCTGCAGTGCGCGGCACAGCTTCATTTGGATCTGCCACATCAACAGGTTCAACACCATCCAACGTGACATCATCAACTGCTTCCGCCATCACATACACCATCACTGGTTCTGGCGGCACGGTTTACGGTTGTTTCTTGGTGTTGGGTACTGGCGCCGTCAATACGCAAGGTTCTACTGCAGGTACTCTGTACTCGGAAGGACTGTTTGGAACGGCCAAGGCAACAACTGCAGGTGACACCGTCAGCGTTACGTACAGCACAACAGCCACTTCTTAAGGGGTGGTAGATGTTTGGCATAGCCGCATTTGCTAGAACTCCGTTTGCAACGCTTGGCAATAATGTCTATGCGTTTTCTATTACGGAAAACTTCGGTTCGGCAGATTTAAGTACGCAGGTTTTTGCGTTTCTTGAGACAATCACGGAAGTTTTCACTTCAGCCGATACAAATGCAGAGTATGCTGTTTTGTATGAAGGCATTGTTGAAGGTTACAATTCTGCAGACTCCCCAACCATCAATGCGCAATTTAGTGTAAGTGATACAGAAGGATTTACTTCTGCTGAGTCGGATGTAATTTCTGCTCAATTTGCAGCGTCTGTAACGGAAGCGTTTACATCAGCTGACGTAGAAGCAATTGCCAACGCACTGTTTTTTTCAATTGTTGAAAACTATTCTCCTGCTGCCGCCTACGTTGCTTCTGCTGCATTTCTGGAATCTTTGGTAGAAAACGTTACAGGCAATGATGTGAACAGCATTGTTGCGCATTTTGCCGAATCTATCTTTGAGAGCTTTGTTGCTGCAGAGCTTTATAGTTTGTATGGCTGGGCTGCAATTGTGGACTCTCAGGTTGCAAACTGGAATAATGTGGATGATACGCAAACCGTTTCATGGAGTGCGGTGGACACAGGAACTTCTGCTGGATGGACTGATGTCAATGACATCCAATAAGGAAAGAACATGGCACTTGTTTTAGCAGATCGCGTACAACAGACAGGCACAGCCAATACGACTGTCAGTTTTACCTTGTCAGGTTCTGTGACGGGGTTTCAATCTTTCACAGTCATTGGAAATGGAAATACAACGTATTACACTGCAACAGACAGTTCTGGAAACTGGGAAGTTGGTATTGGTACGTATTCAATTTCAGGGCCAACACTGACACGCACAACCATTTTGTCGTCAAGCAACTCTGGCAGTGCTGTGACATTTTCGGGTGCACTCAATGTGTGGTGTGACTATCCTGCAGAGCAGGTTGGTTTTGAACAAACAAACTCTTACGCTTATGCGTGGATCAATGGATAAAGGCTGCTCATGTTTATTTTAGACACAACATCAAAATCAATTACAGCGGTCATGTCCGGCGCTGCCGCCACCACAAATCCAAACTTCACTGCAGCTTACGCCGACAACAACGGTTCAACATTTGTTGAGGGTGCAAACGACGGCGTTTTAAACGGCATCACTGCGGTAACTTTGGTTGCATCACCATCGTCTTCAACTCGACGCATTGTTAAAACAATCACCATCGAGAACACCGACACAGCGGCGGTAACGGTCACAGTGGGATACGTAAACTCTGCCAGCACAAGAACAATTGTCAAAGTCACTTTGCAGGTTGGGGATACTTGGACAACCGATGGAAGCTACGATACCAACGGCAACTTAAAACAGATCATTGGTACTGTCAACTTGGCAACTCAAGTTACAGGCATCTTGGGTGTCGCAAACGGCGGTACAGGTTTGTCAAGCTTGACGGCCAACTATATTCCGTATGGCAACGGCACCAGCGCGTACCAATCAAGCTCAACGTTTACATTCAACGGGACAACATTCGTTGCTCCTGCGGCGTCTTTGAGCATCTCTGCGCTGACATCGTCAAACACCAGCAACTTCCAAATTGGTGGCACGCTAAGTTTCAGCGACACGGGCATTGTGTCAAATGGCGTTGGTACGACCAACGGTTATTTGCAAGCCGTCTTGCAAAACAAGTCAAACGGCACTGCTGCTTCGACTGAGTTCATTGCTTACAACGACTCAGGAACGGCCACAACCAACTTTGCCACCGTGGGTATCAACTCATCGGGTTACACTGGCACAGGCTCAATCAATGCCGCTGGGTATGCGTTCTTTTTGTCTGGCAGCACCGACTTGGTGTTGGGCACAATCGGCTCAAACGCAATTCACCTTGTGATTGGCAGCTCTGCGACTGATGCGATGACCATCAACACGACAGGCATCACATCAATCCCAAGCACAACATACGCGCCAAACATCAACTTAACTGACGCTGCAACAATTGCTTGGGACACCTCAAAAGGTCAAGTGGCAACATTCACGTTTGTTTCAACCAACCGCACCATGGGTGCACCAACAAACTTGTCCAACGGTGCGTTCTATGCCCTTGCGGTGATCCAGAATGGCGGATCAAATACGCTATCATGGAACTCAGTGTTTAAGTGGGCAAACGGCACAGCGCCAACTCTGTCAACTGCCGCTGGAGCAAAAGATTACTTTGTGTTCAGAAGTGATGGCACAAACTTGTACCAACAAGGAATTTCACAGGCGGTGGCGTAATGACGTTTCCAGTTTTATCTGCAAGCAACCCAAGTGGCTACACACTTAACCGCAGCTTGCGGTTTCGTTCGTCTGCATCTGCCTATTTAAATAGAACATTTACTACGCCAACAAACGAAAAAATTTGGACATGGAGTGCGTGGGTTAAACGTGGTTCTCTTGGAATAATTAGTTCATTGTTTAATGCCAGTACAGGCGCATCACCTGCTTATGACGGGTTCAGATTCAACTCATCAGACCAATTGCAGTTTTTTACTGGTGGCGCTGTAACAGTAAACCTTGTTACAAATGCTGTTTATCGTGACCCTTCATCTTGGTATCACATTGTTTTGTCGTACAACGCCACAACAACAACGGTGACGATTTATGTAAATGGCGTAGCTCAGACAACGACTGGCACAACCGTTTCTAATACAACGTATTCATTTAACCATGCAAGCACGTTGCACTCAATCGGAGCGCAAGTTATAAACGGAGCATATACGGCTGGAACATATTTTGACGGCTACCTCACTGAAGTCAA